CCGCCTTTGAAGCGGGTCAACACCACGAGCGCGAGGCGTGTGCGAAGTTGCTAGAAGATGCTACGGGCACAAATTCAATCGTTAGCTGTGCCAGCGCCGCGAAAGCAATCAGAGCAAGGAACCAAGATTGAACTGCCCCATCTGCAACGCATGGACTGACCTTTTGGATTCTCGAAAAAGATTGGGCAGCACGTACCGGCGATACGAGTGCGCCAACTTGCACTACTTTACAACCAAGGACGACGATGTGATAAGCACTCACGAACAAAAACGAGGGCGCGGACGACCTCGCAAGCCGACGCATACCATCAACTCAAGCAATACCGTCGCCGTCTCGACTGACACGTACTGGCTACCGATTGACGACGATACACCGCGCAACGTCAAGCTACAGTTGTTGACCAAGGCAGGCGTTGCCATGTACGGCAACCTGACCGGCGACATTACTTTTTTCACGCACTGGTGCCCGCTACCCAAGAAAAGAGACTGATAATGTTTGACCTGATTCGCTTCGACAACAGTTCACAAAGGTTTGTTATGAGAGATTTATTCGCTACCGCTAATGCTTTTGACCAAGCGTAAAACTTTTAACGTTTATGGCAAAGACTGATTTTTACGCATGGACGCACGAAAACCTGGCTGCTTTTGCTATGGAGGCAACAGCCAACATGGCCCAGCAGCAAGAGCAAAACAAGCAGCTAAGGCTTGATCTTAAAGACGCGATTAACGCTTACCGAGACGCTATGCGAACGTACTCGACTTTGAAGTAACCTCGGCAACGCGTCGGCCCCAGCCCTTACCAAAAGTGTCCCAGGTGGCTAGGTTTTTCAGGAACGCCAGCCGGGTGGCTTGGTATGTGGCGATGAGATCGGCGCCGATATGGCTCTGCACAGCCCGTAGTGTAGCAGGGCCGACTATACCATCAGGAACCGCGCCAGCAGCGCTTTGCAGCCACTTCGCTGCACGGCTTGGGCCTGAATTAACCGCAGCGTCAAAGACCACGTAATCAAGCCCTGCGGGCAAGTCGTCGCCTTTAATCTTGTCCCAGTACAGCTGCTTGTACATTGGCCCGATCAGCTCCGGCGTAAGCGATCGCATTTCGGCTTCATCAACTTCGCGGCCAATCCAGTTCTCCCAGGTGCGCTTGGTAACTCCAAGGTTTGTCATTCCGCCGGGGTCTTTTGGATGATTGACAAAACCACCTTCATGCCGGAGGACAGACTCAAGCGCCGCGTCAAAGTTGGTTCTCATTTTGCAACGCCTTTTACTTTTTCCCAAGACCGGCCAACTACGTATCCAAGCATCACCGTGCCAAATAGCGTAAGGATAGGCTCAGGAATAGCGTCCATCCACGCCTTAAAACCATCAGTAAAGAGCTTTGCCGATTCCGGGTGGAACACAGTCAGCAAGCCCATTGGAATAGCCCACAACAAAAGAATGTAGACCACGTAAAGAAACGACGGCCTTGCCCGGCTTGTCCATGGGTCAGCAGATTGCGCTTCAGCAAGAATGACGCTCATTTGGGTCTTCATTTCTTCGAGTTTGCCATCCTGCGCCATCTTAGCCAGCTCTAGCTGAGCGATTGCTTTAGCTTCCGGGTCTGGTATCAGCTTATCAATCAGCTTTGAGCCGATGCCAAGAATCGCAGTTAGTGGGAGCATAAATTACCCTTTAAATTCTGAGACATTATTTCCCATTCAAGCCGCTAGCAAAAAATCCAACAATTGCAGAGGCGAACGAAACCACTGTCATGCCAAACCAAAGCCCGCCCCGACCTTTATTTGCTAACGCCACCAGCTCTTCAAGCTGTCGCTCAACCTTGTCCATTTTCTTGTCCATGTCTTGGACTTTTTGCCACAGAACGCCGTATTTCACAAGGTCAATCTCATTGCCATCTGCCATAACTTGAGGCTCCAACATTTAAAGACCTTGGCCTGGTGTGATGTAGACCGTAGCTGCTGCGCTTGACAGGCCGCTGAACCATGTATCTTTGTTGAAACGCAAGATTTCTACGGCACCAGGCACCAGCACAATGGCGTCAGAAGGCGTACCAGCCACCGGCGCAACTGCTTTAGCAGTGGCATCGGCAGCAGAGACGCCAGCGCCTAGGAACACGGTTGTAGTGCCTGCATTAACAATGCGGTATTGGCCCACAGCCTGCGGGTCAAACTTAGCAAAGACCGGCGCTTGCACGCCTGCCGGGGCTGTTGCAGCAGCAGGAACAACAATTGTCTTGCCTTGGGGATTAAAGGCAATCTGTGAATTATTAGACATTTGTTAAATCTTTCAGTTGTTTAAGATTAAGAGTCGTTCACGGCGCTACTACTTGTCGGCCAAAGATGTTGTCGTAATGACTCGCAGCGCTGCAAAAATAATACCGAGCACCCAAAGAGCGAGTTGTGTTATTTCCACGGTTCAGTTTTCCTTTTAATTACTCGCCTGAAGAAAATCAGGCCGTTACAGACCAAAGAAGCAGGCTCGCATTGCTGCTTATCCTCTGGATACCTGTCGTGCTTGCCTGGGAAGTCTGAAGGCCAGCGCATTGGGGTGTTCATAGTGCGCTTATGATGAATGCTAGCAGTTCCTCATACCTTACTCCGTAGCGATTTCCAGCGTCTGAATGGTTGCAGATTATTTTTATGCCGACACCGCACCGAATGTTTTCCACGTTCCTGGCGTTCCTGAGGTGGTGCAAACCCATCCAACATAATCACCAGCGACCGGAGACGTATTCCAAACGATTTGGCCCCTAATTCCTGTGCCCGTGGTGGGTATGGTCGCGCTCACTGTCTGAGAATGGCTTGTCCCCAGCGCGAATCCACTGGGGAAATATGGCCTGCCTATAGTTATTGCACCACTGCCAGTATTGTGAAAAGAAATGCTGGTGATACTGTCGTAAGAAATACCCGTGTAGGAAGATGAAATCCTTTTTATTTCTAAAACCTTCCCGTCAGTAGTTTTAATCTCAACCTCTCCAGGCTGCAAGTAACTGTAAGGGTCACCGTTGGAGAGATAACTTGTATCCTGAGCGATTATTAGGTTTGAGCGAGCTTGCAATCCAAGCGTCTCCGCCGTTATTGCCCGGAAGTTTCCACTGGGCGATACGCCTTGAGCACCTAAGATAATTGCCCGCGCGTTCATTTCAAAGACAGTGTTGGCGTTGTCGACTCCTTGGCTGCCTTCCGAGTATGGACTTATATAAGTGGATCGGTTTGTCGAGGCTGGACGAGATCGGTAAGCCCCATAAGCATTCGCGGCTGTGTGACCTTGAACGTATGTGTTACCCAGCAAGGAGGCGTCATTCATGCCCCAACCTTTATTACTAGATGAATCCGGGTGCAAAAATAAGTTCGCATTGGCGTCAGAACCGTTCACATGGATGCCGTCACCGTTAACTGAAAATTGAGTCTTTATGTTAATGTATACGCCATTGTTTGAGTTGCCGCCAATATCAACACCAGACGCGCCTACAGTATCTCCCCGCGTCAATAAGTTGGTAGAGCTACCCACAACAGCGATATTGTGAAGGTTCGCATCTCTGACCAGAATATTCGACGAGTTAGCCGCTACATTGTAAAAAATCCCAATACCATCCGTAACCGAAGAATTGCATCTGACTGTAAGATCAAAGAATCCAGACATCTCTCCGTAAGTGCCGACCCATCCAGCGGGAAGTGTGATTGGGTTAGCGGAGCTAGATGACCCGGTGATATTGTTCGAGTGAACAACCGTAATATGTGCGTTATATGGGCTATTGGACACCACACTAGAATCACGAAAATCTAATGTGGTGACGTTACGGCTTATGCCGAAAAATCTTATTCTACGGGTAAAGTACAAAGCCGCAGAGCTAATTCTGTAAGATTTAGCGGATAGCTGAACATCAAACCCAGTAAGACTGGGATTGCTTTTAAGACAAGCGATAAAAGCCGCACTGTCGTCTGTCACCCCATCTCCTACAGCACCAAAATCTTCGATGCTCACACTTTCCCGCAGTTTCCCCTGCACCGTAGTAGCCACAGCCCCAGTGCCTGCGGGGTCATAAATAACAGTACTTGCATTGATGCCAATAACCACATTGCTATAACGCTCAGTTGCCGCCGGTGCGCTGTAAACCACACTGCCATTTTTATTCATCACCCTGATGCTGTAGTCGCTGTCAACGTACAGACGTGCAGGCATGCCGCTGTTTGACGGGTAGCCGCTAAGCGTGCGTATGGGCTGCACTGCCGCAATGGTTAGTGCAGCGTCCCAATAGACGCCAATGGGGTTGACTTGTGGGTCAAGGTTTACCGTGCCAATCCAGACGTAACCGGCTTCAAGCGGCTGGCCGTCACGATCTTGGAAAACTGGAAACGGTACTTGGATGCTGAGTGCGGACATTTATGGGGTCTCCTGGTTAGGGGGCGGCTTTGCGATTTAGGATTTCTTCCATTGCTTTAATGGCGTTTTCTTTGTTAATACCTTTTAGATTTTCCGCTTTTTCGGCCATAAGGTCAAAGGCTCGTTGCGCTAAACCGCTGACGTTGCCACGGGCAATGTCGATGCCTGTAGCTCCTGCCTCCGCAACTTGGCCTTTTAACGACGTTTGTGCGGCTGCTCCAAACATTCGGTCAAGCTCGTTAACAAAAATCAGTTGATTAACAATGTCGTCATTCAAACTTAGGCCGTACTTTTGAGAAGTCTGATTTGCTTGGTCAAGTGCGTCGATCAAGTTTGCGCGTGTGCCGTAGTTGCTGGTTAGCTTTCGCATGGCAACACCAAGCGCTTTATTGGCGTTGTCAGAGTCAAAATTAATACTTGTACCGGCAGCCTTTTGCATGGCGTCAAGCGCAGAGATGGTCTCTGAATACTTGGTGTTGGCTGCTTTGTAGACCGGAAAAGCATCGCCTAGCGTTTGGTTTAAGTTGCGGCGCAAGCCTTTTACAATGCTTTCAGCTTCGGCGGTCAACGGGTTTGCCAAGTTTCGTTTTCCATAACTTACCTGGGTATCAATAAACCTCTTGGCGTCGTGTACGCCTAAAGCGTCTGGAGCTTGCGTTTTGCTGAGTCGTTTCAAAACGATATTAAGCAAGTTCTCCGCACCTTTGTCGCCTTCAATTCTTGAACCCTCAAGGTTGACTTTTGCCACTCCGTTTTTGTCAAGATTTACTTTTACACCAATGTTGTCAAGATCGCCCAAGAATTTGTTAACCGCTGGGTCGTAGTCAACATTCTGGCCGCGAAGCCTGGTTTGCGCAATGCGGTCAATGGCTTTGCCTGCCTGCTTGTTGGACTTGGCCAAAAAGTCAATTCTAGCTTGCACGGTATCGCCCAAGATGTCGGCAGGCCGGTTAAGTGTGCGAAACTTTTCGCTTTTTTCGCCCATCTTAAACAAGTTGAGCATCTTGGTCATAGCGGTGCGGTCTTTGTCGGACGAGGCTTTGATGCTGGCAACTGTGCCATCTTTCCAGCCTTGCTTCAAAGCATCGGCGGCTAAGTTGTCTGGCACAACTTGCGACCCGGCAATTCTAAAATTTACAAAATCAGTTGATTCCGGAGAATCAATCATTTGCTTTCTGACAAGCTGTTGAGATTGCGGGTCAATCTTGCTTTTGACAGTAGAGCCAATGCTTTGCAATGATTCTTGTGTAGTAGTTTCAGCGCGAGGCAGTGCAAGACCTGACGTAGACGTCATTTGCTGATTAATTCCAGCGCCTGCCGGGGCAACCGTTCTGGCCACTTGCTGGGTCACTGATCTTACTGCCGATGGGATAGATGGGACAATAGCGCCGCCGATTGTTGCGGCAATTTGCCCAACTGGTCCAGCACCTTCTTCTTTCGCAATTTGTCCAGCGCCGGCTGCTGTCCCGCCAGTGATTGTTTGCAGACCCGGCGTGGTTGCCATCAATCTGCCAACTTCTCGCGCGACAGGGCCGGCTGCCGCTGCTTCAACAGCTTTGCCGACAGCAACTCCGCCGGCACCGCCAGCCATGCCTGCCGTTGTGGTCTGAACAATTCGCTCGGCTGCTGTGCGTGGCTCCTTAACTCCGACGCGAGTTAATAGATCGGCCAGCGCATCGGTTGGCATAGTGTATTGAGTGCCAAACAAGCTATTTATTGAGCCCACTACAGGGTCGCCGACCATTCCGGCTAGGGTAGCCGCACCTGCCCCGGCAATCGCGCCCGGAATGGCTCCTAAGCCTGCCAATGGCGCTCCAAAAGCTGCCCCAGCAAGCGCGCCAGCGGCTGGCAATGCAAGGCCACGGGTTGCAGCGCCGGCAAGACCTGAGACTGTGGTTTCTGGCTCAAACCTTCGACCTGCGGACAAAGGCTGGGCTTGCGTCGGCAGTTCAGGCCGTGCGGCCATTGCGTCTGATGCTGCCAACTCTTCAAGCGTAAGTGATCGAACGCCAATGTCAACGTCTGTAACTTTACGGGGCTGACCCGCCAAAACTTCCGCGCCTTGGCTTGGCTGAGTAGTTTGCACTGGCTGACGCTGCGCATAGGCAGCTTGTGCCGCCTGACCAATTTGCGCGTCAGTAGCACCATCCGGACCCTCTATCTTAATGATGCTTCCGTCTGGGGCTTCAACTTTGTAAATTGCCATTTTTTTGCCCTTATCGAACTATTCGAAAACCGGCTGGCATACCTGGTGCTGGTGCGGCAGTGCCACCAGTCGTAGCAGCGCCACCAGCAGTTGGCTCAGCTCGAACATTACCGTACATTTCGGCCGCTGTAGCTTTTCCTTTTTCCATAAGGTCTTTAATAATTACAAGGTTTGCGCCAATTTTTTGCGGAGATTGACGAAGGCTCAAACTAGCCAACGAGCTTTCTAATTTTGCGCCTTCTTTTTCGCCAAGGGCACCAAGACCACGCATTTTTGCAACTTCAGCTAAAAACACTTGCGATTGCAAGGTTTGAATTTGCTCTTCAAAATCAGCAACTCTTGAATCAGTAGTAATTATTCTAGATTGAATTGGGCCTGTGGCGTTTTTGACAACATCGTTAAAGTTGCTTGGGTCAACTTTTCCGTCTTTGGTTGTACCAAAGTTAAGAAAAATTTGATCAATTGTTGAAAGAGTGTTGTTAAAGGTTGTTTGTGCCTTTTGCGATTCTGAATACTTTACTCGAACTTTTTCGTCTCTTACTGATTTTGCTTCGTCTACTTTTAACTGCAACTCTTCACGCTTTAAAATATTGCCTTCTCTAGCAGTGTTGGCTTGCATTGCTGCAATGCGCTGGTTAGCAAGGGCAATGTCTTGCGTGACTGCGTAATTTTTGATCTGTGCATTTGTAAGTTCCAAGCCAGCCAACGCGGTAGATTCACTAAATTTTGCAGTTGTTGCGGCTGTAATTGCTCCAGATTCTGCTGAGCTTGCCCCTGCTGTTTTTGTGCGCACATCAACATCACTTAATGTCTGAGCAGTCCGAGCCTTGACCGACTTTTCATAACGATCAGGGTCAAGAATAGCAAGCGAAAGATTGACGCCAGATTGTGCGCCTTTGATGTCGCCTCTTTCTAAGGCGTCAAAGGCTTGCTGGTAAATGCCAAAAGGTTGGCCGCTGTTCTTTTTGGCTTCAATGATTGTGGACAATTTTGCTTTTGCTACATTTGGCGCTCCGTTCTCCAGCGCAGTTGAAATGTCAAAGCCGCCTAAGAACTCGTTCTTTACGCTTTCCTCACCAATTTGTTTGCGCACGTCTCCGAAGGCTTCGCGAAATTGCGGGTATTTGAGAATGAGGTCGCTCATTGACTGTTGTGTGCCGGACTCCCTGGCTTGGCTTACGTCTGTGGCAAATTGCTGTTTGGCAAGCTCTGCCTTTTCTGTTGCAATTCTTTTATCCTGCATCTCGCGAAAGCCAGCGCCAAGCTGTAAGCCTTGCGCAAGGCTTTCAGCAAGATTTACTTGCGGAATCATCGACATGTAGTTAATAGGTTGTACCATGATTAAAAGCCTCTAAATGCAAACCCGCTGCCGCCGCCGCCCATACTTGCTCCGGTCCCGCCGCTTAAACTGTATCCGCCGCCGCCTGCTCCTGCGCCTGCTCCTGCTCCTCCGCCAAATGCACCAGACCCGGCCGCAATTGCGCCAATCTGTAGTAATTGGCCAAAAGTTCGCCCTGGTATTGAACCCGCTGCTAATTGACCGCCTGCGGTTGCAGCGCCTTGCTGTCCTAGAAGACCTGCAATGTTAGACCCCAATTGCAAACCTGACGTCGCTTGACCGGCAGCGGCATTTTGGCCCAGTGTAGTCATGCCGCCAAGCCTGCTGTATTGCTGCTCAATAGCCTGGTTAAGCATGGCCGGCCGGAACTGCGCCAGTGCCGCCTGTATGTTGCCGCCACGTAGACCGCCAGTGGCCGACGCGTTTTGCAGCAAAGCGTTTTCGCCCTGCTGAACTGCGGCTTGAAAGCCAGCGCCCCCGCTAATGCGATCAATGGCTGCTTGCTCTGCACCTGCGCCGCCGAGACCTAAGAAGGCTTGCTGTTGCTCCAAAGCTGGCTGGCCTGCGGCAACAAATGGGGCCATGAGTTCGATGAGCTGGTCAAACTGCCTGCGCTGTTCTTCAATTCCGCTTTGGCTAGCTGCTGCCTGTGTTCGGCCTGCGGCTTCTGCTGCTTTTCCAGCTTGCTTAGAACCAGTTATCCCGCCAAATACATCACCAATTGCGTCACCAATAAAACTCATTTTGTACTCCAATCGTCTCGGGTCATGCCGAGGCAGTAAATGTCTTTAACTCTGCCGCCTTGCATGCAGGCGCTGCGCCTTGTGCCCTCATGCTTAAACCCAAGTTTTAAGCAATAGTTTTTGGCGGACTCTAGGCCCTGAATAATGTAAGCGGTAACGCGCAAAATTGGCATATCAAATGCCCATGATAAAAATGCTTTTCCAAGTTCGCGCGATTGCATTACAGCACTGCGCTTGAGCAAAGAATGAAGCTCAAGCTCAACGGGTGATTGCCTGATGGCCAAAAATGCGCCACAAAAGACGCCGCCAGACCATGCCGATAAGTATGTGGCGTTCACGTGAAAGACGGGCGCTGCGGCTCTGTGGTCGTGCCCAACTCGGGCAATGTAAGGTTCGGAGTACACCTGCGCTAGGTGCTCCGTTGTGATCCCTTCGGTGACAGTAGCCAACAGCATCATTTAATCCCAATCAAGGTTGAGCGGCTGGCGGCTCTGGATGCTCAGCGTCTCTATTTTCGCACAAATTGGCTTTGCGTCAATCATACTGATCACGGCCTTCCCACGCTTGGCAAACACGCATGTCGTTGCAAATAAAGTCCAGCTTTTCGCAGTGGCCACGGTAGCCCGCTCCCTTGTCGTATGTGGCAAGTGGGATGCGCTCTATTTTAACTTGAGTCATGAAAGAGTTGTCGTAATAACTGCAATTTGAGCAATGCCGACGACGGGCGTCCTTGACCTCACTTTGCATGGCCTTGGCCAAACCTACGTAAAACGGATTGTTCGCATTAGGCTCGTTCGTCGGAAACTCTGGCCCGTAATGCCAGTCTTGTACTGCAATGGCGTAGTTCTTGCGGTTTTCCTGATTGGTGATAAATTCATCTTCCATCGGCAGGCCAGCAAAGCCCTTTGGGATCATCATGAAGTCTTTCATTGCGCTGTCCTTTTAAGTTACTTCGCGGCCTGAGGCGCGGATGGTCAGCGCGGTGGCTGTGCCTGTGGTGCTGATAAATCCGCCGGTGGCCAACACTTGCCCTACTAACTCCGGGAAGGTGTAGGTTTCATCTGGTGCAATGGCTCGGCTGTCCACAATCAAGTTGGCTGCGCCTGCTGTACCGCCGCTGCTAACCAAGTTTACGCTGATAAGAGCATTGCTAGCCGTTGTGTTTGTTGCCGTGAACTTGTCAATGATAGCTGTGGCATTAACAACTGTGTATTGAGTGGTTTGCGCTGCTTCCATTTGCTTTGAGCCTATGAGGGGTTTTAATGTGACTGCCATTTTGTGATCCTTACTGGTTTAGATGCCAATTATTTGATGCTGCGTTATACATTAACTTAAAAATTGAGTCTGCCGCAAGTGCTGAAGGCGCTCCAAAAACACTAGCTCCGTTACCGTCTACAGTTAACGCATTAACCTGTTGCGTGCATGAAACAGTTACAAACTGTTGGTCTTTGCATGTAGTCGAAGAAGGCAGAACGATTGTTCCAGTAGCAAAGCCAGAGGTTGGCGTTAGTAAAAGCCAAATGTTTTGAACAATTCCAGAAAAAACAGAAACAAGGCTTATAGAAAACCCACTTGCTGCCGGAGAAGAAACCTCGGTTCTTAATGGCCTGGCTAAAATTTTAATGTAGTTTTTAATTAAAGAAATTTCGTCAAGTGCTTGAATTGCTTTTTGATCTGCGTTTCCGCTGTTGATGGCTGCATCTTGTGCCAATGTGGCAATCTGCGCCAGCGCTTGCACGGCTTTTTGGTCTGCTGTGCTGCTATTGATGGCCGATGACTGCGCCAACGTGACGATCTGCGCCAGCGCATCGTTAGCCGTTGCCTGCGCTGTACCCGCTTGGATGCTAATGCCTGTGGTGTCGCTGGATGGCGCGACCTCATCAGCAATTTCAAACAGCTTTTCAAACTGCTTGATCTGCTCCTGATTTTTCAGGAACGTGGCAAGCTGGTCGCGGGTGAGATTTATCTTTTGTGTTGCCATTAATAGGCCAGTGGCTCAAGTTGAGCCTCAAGACGGATAAATGACAGATGCGCTTGCGTGTCGCCCCGAAAGCGTTGGATGCGCCAGTTGCGCATGTGGCCTTGTTGAAACCACGCTAGGCGCTTGCGGCTGTTGCCGGTCGTGCCTACGCGGATGCCTCGGTCTTGGCTCCAAGACTGGCCGTCTGTGCTGTAGCTGGTCGAAATGATTGGGTTAACGCCAAGCGCTACGCTGCCGGTTAAACTTACAAGCTCCATCTCGTTAAAGATTGCGCCGTTGCCCTCGTTGTACACAATGAGCGTGCCAAACTCCCATCGCACAATCTGCGCCCAGTGGCTGCTAATGTTGTCGACTAGATAGCCTATTGCGTTTGACTGCGTGTCACCTACAAGCCACTTGTCGTAAGCCCAGACCATGTTTTTTGCGCGGTATTGTGCAAAACCAATTGTGCTGGTTGTCAGGGTAAACCATACGGGTGTTTGCAACGCTTGCGATGCGGTAGCGTCATAGACAATGGTTCGGTCCGGCAAATGGATGTAAAGGTGATTGTGGTTTTTGTCGTTGCGTGCCTCGAGCTTGACGGTAACAAGCTGAGCCTCTGTGTAGCCCAGCAATACTTGGTCAATCTCTTGCGTGCTAAGTTTTTGAGAAGTTGCGTTAACGCCAATATAAATGCCAGGCGCTTCATTTCGACCGCTGCCCAAGAAGGCGATTCCATTGAAAAATACGCAGCATCCAAACGTTCCGATTACGCCCTTTTGGATTTGAGCACCTTCGATGCGTTGGAAGGGGAAAAACTCGCCGCCCACGTTATCAAACACCTCAATCGTGTTGCGGTTTAGTGCGTAGATTTCGTTTCTCAGCTTGAGCAGGGCAACGATTGGGTCAGGGTCTACCTCTGAGCTGCCGTACTTTAGAGGGCTGACCTGCGTCGGGTCTGACAATTCTGTTACGACAAGCGAGCTGCCGTCTGTGGTCATGTAGTATCCATCTGCCCAGACAACATCGAGCACAAGACCAAGATCGGGGTCTGTTACCTGCACCAAAGATGATTCGTCCCAGTAGTAAAGCCGACCTCCAGAAGCAATTGCTAAACGACCAAAGCCGTAGTCCATTGTGACCATTTCGTTGGTCGGGCCGCCTACATCGCCCAGCTCGGTTACAACGCCGCTGCTGTCGATCTCGACCAGCTTTGTGCCCATGACCCGATACAGTTCGCCGCGCCAGTTGATGCCGCCACGGTCAATGCCTGGGCCAGAGCCGTTTGCCACAATGCCATCGCCTGGACGCAGGTAGCCTTTGCTGATGCCTGAGTCTTTTGGGACGGGAACGAGGTTGACCGGGTACGACGTGCGCAGGTCTGGGCTGCTATCGGCAAAGATTCCGTTTAGGATTGGGATTTGCATAAGGTCACTTCTTTGCTTTGTTGCGTGCTGAAATGGCCTTGGCCTTTGTTTGTGCGTCAGACTTTGACGATGCACCCCAAGCCTTTAGCGATAGCAGCAACCTCGTTGGCTCGCCGTCTTTCATCTCGGGGCCGGGCATGTTGCCCATTCTAGCTAGGAAGCTGGCACGCCTTGGATTATCGCCAGTCTTGACGGGCGGCTTTAGGTTCATGCCTGCAACTTTGGCCGATGCTCTGCCTTTGGCGTTTAAGCCGCCTTTTGGATTCTGGCCTTCTTTGCGCGTAAAAGCTGGGGATTTCATCTGTAACTCGCAACCTTGGTGGCCATAAATTAAGCGATGCGATACCAGCTATTAAGCGACTGCACGAAACGCACCCGGAAGTTGTCTTGTTCTGCCAGAGTTGTGGGCACGCCATAAGATGCTGATGCACCGTTCAGCGCGAGCGTAAAGGCGGTGATCTGCTGCGTAGTTGTGACCAGCACTTCAGTGCCGTCTGGTGTCTGGGTGTTGAGTGGCAGGGTAATCGTGCCGGAGGCCAAGGTGCCAGCCGGTTGCAAAAGCATCCACTGCTGCTGACTGACTGGCGTGGGTACGGTGATGTTAAAGCCAGTGCCGGGCGTAGAAATGCTCGTGGCCAGCGAGGGGGATGCAAACGTCTGCTGAAAGTAAGTCAGCAAGGAGTTGATTGACAACCTGCGGGCGTCGCCGTTGTTGGGGCTGTAGACCGGGATTTGATCGCCGGGCGATGCTTGCGAAAGCAGGGGCAGTTGATTGATGTAAGGCATGTCCTACTCTTTCAATAAAATTCAATTGGGCCGTCTGGACCGGCAAGCACAGGATCAATGGGGATGCGCAAAAACGGGTTGTCGTAGGTGCGCCAAGGCTTGCGGCCTGCGCCTGCTGGCATGGTGCTTGGTAGTTGCTGTTCAGACGGCATGGTGGCGCGCTGTAACAATGTGTTGTAGCTGTCTTTGGCCACGGCCTTGGTCTCCATCATGACCTGCTTGCCGTAGCTTGGGGCCAGTCGGATAGCAAGGTTGGTAATGATGGCTTGATTTGCTGAGTCAGGTCCAAGCGTTGGCTCGTCTAAGTCGCTGTCCTGTGGGCTGCCTGGCAGTGGGTAGCCCAATCGGATGCCCTTGCCGTTCCAGTCCGACATCATCGCATCAAGGCGGCGCATAGCAGACTGTAGCTGCTCGGGTTGCAGGTCAAAAACATAGGATGCAAGGCCGATTTCCTCGAATGCGGCTGCAACGAATTGGCGCTTGCTGTAGCCCATGCTTATTTCCTTTTAAGTACGGTATTGATTAACTCAAGCAGCTTTTCATCAGTGGTGCGCTTGCTGTATTTTACGCCTAGCTCGGATGCTTTGGCGATTAGTTCAATGCGGGTTGGTGGTGCGTCATCTTCGGCAGGAGTGACAACCTTGGCCACAATGCGGTGATTGATGCCGTCAAGTGGCCGTGATGGTTTGCGCACGCGCACAGGCTTTTTGCCTTTTTTATATTTCGGCAAAAGTATATTGTCCGACATTACTTGGCTTTCTTGGCTGTCTTGGCTGATGCAGCAAATGCTGACTTGCTGGGTGCGCCTTTGGCGCCGACTTTACGCATTCTTTCAGGCGTTTTGCCTGCTGCTTTTTGCGCCTTGATGCGGTCTTGCTTGGCGTTGATATTGGCGTAGAGACCTTGTTTCATTGCTTTGCCTTTGATCTTGGAATTAAAAAAGAAAGGGCCGAAGCCCTTCCCTTATCTCAGATTACTGATTAAACAGCAAGATGCCTGATTGCTCTGGCGCTTTGTTCACCACACCAAACAGCGTGTCAAGGCGGTACTTGATGGTCATGCTGTCAATGTCGTAGAACTTTTGCATCACAAGCTCAATGCCTTGGTCAGTGGCGGCGCGCATAACTGCGACACCAGCATCCGACGGCACAGCGTAGCGGCCTGGCAGGATTTCCAGCGAGTCACGCTGCCAGAACACATTCACCGAGGCGGTGTTGACGTTCAGGAAGACGATTGCAGCGGTATTAGATGCGGTTTCAACAACAACGTTTTTATATTGCAGTTGGGCATCTGTAGGCGTGGGAGTGGCGCCGATGATTGGCGGTGTGATCGTCATGGTCGTGCCCGAGTCAACCGAGACAACGCGGAAGGTCTTCAATTGACCCGTGCTTTGCTTGGTAATGTGGTGCGCGGCGAAGACGCCAGCAATCGTGAACGCATCACCAGCGGCGACGTTGGTGGTCGCGGAAACGGTGACGACCTGGAAGCGGTTGTCAACGTTGATCTGACCGCCAACCGACGTCGATGTTGCCTGCGGCAAAAAGTTTGCCTGAGTGCCTGCGCCATCCGTATCAATGGTCAAAGCGCCGCCGCCTGCTGCTGCTGTCTGGCGGTTAGCGTAGTCCATTTTGTAGGTGTCAAAACCTGCAACCATGCCGACAAAGGAACGCTCGTAGGCTTTGTCTGATTTCTGGTTGCCAAATGAACGTGTCGCAGCGGCCAAGTTACCGGCCAAGCCGTTGTAGTCGCGGCTGGAAAGAGCCAGGAAACGATCATAGTCTGGCACGCCCTGTTCGTTCATGATTGCGTCGCACAAAGCGATGTCGTCATAGTCACCAGAGGCGGCAGCGATAGGCACGACCAAAGAACCCAAGCCAGCGGCTGCGTTCATGATGGCAATGTTGATGTCGCTTGCCAGCTTTTGCTTGGCGCTGTCACCCAAACGGCCTTCTTGCAGCGCGTCGCGCAGCTCAAGGGTAGTCAGTTCGAACGCAACCGTTTTGCTAAAGCCAAGTGTGGCCGGCACGGTAAGCTGTGTCATGCCCTGATAGCCCGAAATAGCCGTGCCGGGGGTGCTGTTAATTGACTGTGCAATATACGGCATTGGGCGGTGAATCGTGTTGTTGGCACGTTCCATCATCGTTGAATCGGTGTTGTAAACAGCGACATTGCGCGACAGTACTAGCGCATCTTGAAAACCTTCAAGGATGTCTTCAAATGCGACGCGCTCTTCTTTACTGAATGAATTTGCCATGGTTGGCTCCTAAATTAAAATTACTTGGATGCCGCGCGCTTTTGGGCTTTGTACTGGACGACCTTCGTCATATTGCCAGTTTTTTCAGCTTCGGCGCGTAGCCGTTCTAGGGTTGAGTCTACTGCTCCAGACGAACGACCAGTTGAGGTAATCATTCGTTCTGGGGCTGGGGCTGCTTTTCGGTTCGTCACTTTCAATTCCTTTTCAAGTTTCGCGACCGCAAAAGCAAACTTTACGGGGTCTTCTAGCTTTGCCAACTCTGCTGCCTTCTTCGGGTTTTTGCCGAGTGCGTAAATAACTAACGCGGGATTATCAGCGCCCTGCAATACGATTCCCTGTTGCGTGAGATTGAAGAGTTCCTGGGCCACGGCCTCGGCGTCTTCGTAATCACGTACTTTAAGCTCAGCTTTCGCCTTGCCGTAGCCGTCTAGCTTTTCCTGCCAAGCCCGTTGTTGCGCTTGCTCTGCTGACTTAGATTTTTCAATCTGAGTGTCAGCATTTCGCTTGCGGTCAAACCAGTCTGACAGTGCATCTTCGTACTTGTCGGAATCGTAGTCGTGATCTTCCAGCTTTGGCTTGGCACCGAGTAGGACTGGCTTGGTCTCAGTCGTTGTGGTGCTTAGCCGTGACTCTAGCTCACGGATACGCTTGTCTTTTTCCCGGCTTGTCTTACGCAGCTCCTTTACCCAAGCGGGTGCGTGAGTCTGCTCTTCTTGAGGCGGCGCTTCCTCACCAATCGAAACAATCACATCGTCTTCGTCGCTGTCGTCTTGGTCGTCTTCGGCTTGGTTATCCTGGTCGGCGCTGGATTGTTGCTCAGTGCCCACTTGCTCAGTATTGTCTTCGCCGTTGTCGTCGATTACTTCAGCTTCGTCTTCAAAGTTATTGTTTACGTTTTCTGCCTTTGTTTTCATCGATTACCCCATTCTTGACTCACCCAATTAAAACGGCTGGGCGGAATCCGTATGTGTGCAATTATCACACGATCTATTGCGGGTTGACAAATGGTTGAGTTTGGTCTTCAACCAGTTCGCTAATTTCGCGAGCCATATTAATGGCATGATCTTCGGTGTCAATGTCAATATTGGCCAAGGTCTCAACGGTTTTAGCGCGCGCAAGCTCTGCATCGGCTACTGTCTTGACAGTATCGGCACGGGCTTTGGCTGCTTTGGCTGTGGCTTCCTCGGCTGCGGCTTGCAGGAAAATGGCGTTCGGGTCTTGCGGCTTGTTCTGCATCTCGGCCATTAACTCTTCGGCTTCTTTGTCTGTCGGTTTTACGACACCCATGCGAATCAGACGCATACGGAAGAAGTTGCGCACCTCTGAGATGCCCTCGCCTTCCATGTTCATCATGGCCATGCTGCCCAGCACTTGCAAGGTCTCGGGGTCTTGGGTAATCTGCATCATGCCGGTAAGGGCGCGGACAGTGGCGGCTTTCTTGCTGCTGCTGCTTGGGCCTACGTCCACCGTCACGTCAAACTGGGCCTCGCTCAAGTCATTCTCTAGCTTCATCTCGCCGGTCTCTTGGTCAATCATGGGCTTCATGAGTTCAACTTGTGCCGGGGATTCGTCGGCTCCGATGATCTTCATTTTGCGACCGTTTTCGACGTACACCTCTTTGGCCATGCTCAACCATATCTCGCCGCAACGCTTCATGGCTTTGCTGAAATTGCTCATGTAAATAAAGGTCTGCATGTCTAGGCGCTGCTGGATCATCTCGACCGCTTTGCCTGAGATGTTGCTAACGATCTTGTCGCCTGCTGACTGGTTTCCCAAGATGTCCTGCATGTCAGTCTCGGTAACTTGCAGGAGCGCGGCCATCGCTGGTGGGATGTTGGGCGCTCTGGTGTAAGCGACTGGGCCTGCGATGGATTGGCTGCCGTCGGGTCCGGTGATCGGGTTAATCAGCAGGTAAGGGTAATCTTTTAGATTGTCCTCGGACCACATGACCTGATGGCCTGCGACCTGCTCGGGCGTGAGGATGGGCTTCTCAACGCTTGACAATGCGCTGATCTCACCCAGCTTGGATAGCTGCATGTTTTTGAGACGCTGGGCATCCTTGGCCAAGCGGACGTGGCCCATGCACCGTTCGATGTTGTCCACAAACCACCGTTTTCCGTAGACCGGCACGATGGGGATGCACTTGCCTGCGATGTAGCCTGCGTCCTCAAGCACGCGACCGCCGGACATGACGTACTTGCGCACCTTGCGGGTCTTGATCTTGCGTTGCCGGACCTCTTGGCTGCCGATGGCGGCCAGGGTGTCTTCTAGGGCTGGATCGTTCTCAAAGTCTTTAGCCCTGTACTTTTCCTCAGTGCCGTCGATGGCCCGAAAGATGCGGATGGTCTCGGTAACGTCCTCAACCTTGTAGTATTCCGCTACAAATACGACGTCTGGGGTGCTCCAATCAAACTCGTATTGGTGGACTGTCTTTGGCCAGTTGGTGGGGTTGTCGTCAAACTCGGCTTCGTAGCTGTCGCGGGTCATGGAATAGACAACATAACAAAACCGAGCGTCGGACTTGTCCTGTCGCTTGGCGTTAAGGTCAAAGAACACCGAACTATCAGCGTCAAAGATCGGCTCGATCATGATGCGCTGGCGCTCGTTGTCTTCGCTCTCGTCGTCCTCGTACTGAGTGCGCAAGCGCCAAGCGCCGAAGCCGCCGCCTACTGCTTCCTCAAAGGCATTGTCATACGCCTCATCGGCCACGCTGTCTTGCTCGTCTGCGCGGTAGAGTCCGTCGCAGGTGTCGGCAAGCTGGTCGGATTCGCTGCCGTCTTTTGGCGTGTAGTCCACCGTGATGCGGTTATTGCGGTACTCGCTGATGATCCGCATGACGGCAAGCGCGATCTTGTTAACCTCAAACTTGGGCTTGTTCTCGTAAATATCCCAAAGCGGTCCTTCCCACTGAGCGCCGCTGATGGAGTAAAAACGCCGATCTTGCAGGCATTGCAATCTCTCGTCGCGCAAGGCTGTTTGGACGTCATCAAATTGCGCCATTGCATCTGCATGAAGGTCTGCTAATCGCTGCTCTTTGCTAAGTCGTGCCATATGTGTTCACCTTGGTTGGCGTATTTTCGCTCATTTTTACCACTTCGACAAAGTTGGTATTGGCTGGAAGTTCATTTGCTTGTTCTGGTTGGCGGTGCGGCGCACGCCTTCGCAAGCGTAACGCAGGGCGTCAATGACGTGGTTCTTCTTGTCTTCCAGCACTGGCAGAATCTTACCTGTTAACGGGTCTTGCTTATAACTGTAAAGCGTTAGCTCGTCAATTGTGTGCGTGCAACGCGGATGAACAACGATGTCGTAGTTCTTCAAAAACTCAATGCCTTCCTCGACCGACTTCGGGCCTTTGACCGCTGTCATGATCTTGGGGAAACCGTTCTTGCGCATGTGGCTGATGGTCTCGGGGCGGGCTGAGTCGGCCACGATTGGCCACTTCTCGGCTTCAGGCACTTGCATGAATAGCTCTGGCGTGTTGACGATCTCACAGCCTACCATGTAGGCCTCGTGGTCAATGTAAAGCGTGCGGCCAATGATGTGACAACGCACCAAGGTAGTCGGGTCAACAGCAAAGCCCCAGTCGGCGCCGAGCCGGTGGATCGCGTCGGCAGGTGCTTCGAAGTCGTCAATGCGCCAGTTCTTGAAGACCCGAGCCTGGCTGTTGGTTAGATAGCTGCCTTGCCAAACGTGTTGATATTTTTCTGGGTCTCGGCGCTTATCGTATTCCATCTCGTCTTTTAGGACGTGCGGAAACCAAGGGTTTTCTGAGAAGTTGACGCGCAGGACGTGGGCGTCTTTGGGCGGTGTAGCACCGCGAAGCAAAAAGTCTACCGGGTCGCTATGCTGTCGCGGATTCCAGGTGAACCACAATTCACTTTCAGGCTTTCGAATGGTTGGGCGCAGCAAGTCAAGGCTGGTCTGGCTTAGGCTTTGGGCCTCCTCAACCCAAGCGCAGTCGTATCCTTCCAGCGACTTGATTGAGTCGGCGGTGTGGTTCTGCATACCCTGAAAGATAATCATGCCGTCGCCCTTCTTGGACTTGATAACAGCCTCTTGCACTTCGAAATAGGCGCCTGCGTTCATGGCCTCAATCTTGGTTTCAAGCAAGCGTTTGACGGATTGGTTCAGTGATTTTTGAATCTCACGCACGCAAACACTGCGCCGCTTTTGATCAATAATGTGGGCCTCAATCATCATCTCTGCAAAGAAGTGCGACTTGCCTGAGCCTCGCCCGCCCCAAGCGCCTTTGTAGCGTGATGGCTCTAGCAGGGGGATTGCCCAGGCTGGGGTTTGGATTTGCAGAGTCTTGCTCATTGCTTGATGATGACGCGCTCGATCTTGCGGTACTCAATGGGCGCTCCATCAACACCGCTGTGCTCGTGGTGCTGCACTTCCTTCCAGCGCATCTGGGTCTTGCTCCACCAAATGGCCGCCGTAGTGTCGCCTGCCATGACCTTTTGAAATAGGGTCTTCCCTACCTGCCCATTGGCCTTGGCTTTGCCGGAGATCAGCTCGCTGCTGAAGTGCTTGCGCAGAGTGTCTGTGTCAATGCCGTTGCGCACCAGAACTGCGATCTGCTCAATGGGCAGGCCGTAACCAGAAAGCGCTTCGACCTGTTTGCGCTCGGCATCGGTTGGCTCAAACGGCTTTCGGCCTGCGCCTTCCCGAGCGCCGCCATTGGGTCCAGCCTTTTTAGTAACCGATTTTTCAGTTGTTGGTTTCTTTGTTGCCATCTTTAACCTCCGCGAAAGGTTCGCCAGTTTCTGCGTGAGTTGCTATTTTACCTGTGAAGTCCTGCCAGCGCTTGAC